CGTTACAACAGCAGCGGAGAGAAAGTTTTCTTCTACCGTCTTGGTACTCCTACTAAGCGTATGGTCGCTGAAGGTATTGCAGCAATTCGTGCTCAAGGAGAGCGTGCATTTGCCTAAGATTTCTAAATAAAGTTTAGAAATCTCACACAGAGAGGATATATATTTGTATCCTCTCTTTTTTTATTATACAATGGGTAAACTATGGAAATACAAATCAAATTAGATGAATTGAAGAAGAATAAACTTTTTGTGGCTACACCAATGTATGGTGGTATGAATCATGGTCTTTACGCAAAGTCTTGCCTTGATTTGCAAACATTGATGATGCGTTATGGCATTGACGTTAAATTTTCTTTCCTCTTCAACGAATCCCTAATCACCCGAGCACGAAACTATTTGACGGATGAATTTCTTCGTTCAGATTGTACACACATGTTGTTTATCGATTCGGACATTCACTTCAACCCACAAGATGTTTTAGCATTAATGGCTCTTGATAAAGATGTTATTGGTGGTCCTTATCCTAAAAAATCTATTAACTGGGGTAATATTGCACATGCTGCTCGTAAACATACAGAAATGGATCCAAGAGAATTAGAACAATTAGTTGGTGAATATGTATTCAATGTTGTAAAAGGCACTCAACAGTTTCAGGTTACTGAACCACTACAAGTTTTGGAAATTGGAACTGGTTTCATGATGATTAAACGTCATGTTTTTGAACAACTTGAAAAATCATATCCACAACTTCGTTACAAACCAGATCATATTGGCCAAGCCCACTTTGATGGTACTCGTTACATTCATGCTTACTTCGATACTATTATTGACACCGCAGACTCAGCAACAGGTGGTGGATCAGATCGTTATCTAAGTGAAGATTATATGTTCTGCCAGTTGTGGCGTAAAATTGGTGGAGAAATTTATCTATGTCCTTGGATGAAAACGCAACACATTGGTACATACGCATTTACTGGGAACATGCCTAAGGTTGCTGAACTAACTGGTAAATTGTAATGAATCCAGAAGGTCGTAAATTTGATGGAGGTAAACTAGAATATGGTTTACTTCCACCACAAGCTCTCAAAGCAACAGTTGATGTATTAACTTTTGGTGCTCAAAAATATGAACGTGATAATTGGAAAAAAGTACCAGATTCCAAACGTAGATATTTTGATGCCTTGCAAAGGCATATTTGGGCATGGAAAGAAGGCGAGAAAGATGATCCTGAATCAGGTAAACATCACTTAGCTCATGCGCTTTGTTGCCTCATGTTTCTGTATGAACATGATACAATATATTCTGTTGATGAATAAACTAAATTATGGAGTAGATAATGAAACTATCAAATGATACAATCACTGTACTAAAAAACTTTGCAACAATCAATCAAGGCATTTATTTCAAACAAGGTAAAACAATTAAAACTGTTTCACCTCAAAAGAATATTATGGCTGAGGTTACAGTTGAAGAAGAATTTCCAATTGACTTTGGTGTATATGATCTGAATAATTTTCTTTCGGTCATTTCACTACACAAAGATGATACAACTCTTTCCTTCAAAGACAAGAATATTTTAATCTCTGGTCTAAAAGGCAGAAGTGAAATTAAATATCGTTTTTGTGAACCACATATGATCGTTGTTCCACCAGAAAAAAATGTTGTTGTTCCTGATCCTGAAATCAAGTTCACATTGAACTCTGATGATTTCGATTGGATTATGCGAACAGCTGCTGTACTTTCTTCACCACATGTTGCTGTCGAATCTGATGGTGAAAAAGTGTGCGTTACAACTTTTGATTTGCAAAATGATTCTGCACACACAAATTCTATTGAAATTGCAGAAGGTACTGGCAATAAGTATAAGATGATCTTTAGAACTGAGAATCTTAAAATTATTTCTGGTTCTTATGACGTTTCTATTTCTTCAAAAGGAATCTCACATTTCAAAAACAAGAATAGAAACATTCAATATTGGATTACAACCGAAACTGGTTCCAAATTTGAAAAAGCAAACTAATTAATACTTGGTTTTTTATTATGATTTATGTGAAAGGTAGTTATGGAACAAGTATTGTGGACCGAAAAGTATCGTCCGAACACGGTCGAGGATTGTATTCTCCCCGACCGTTTAAAAAAACCATTTCAAGAATACGTCAATCAGAAAACTATTCCGAACCTACTGTTGAGTGGTGGGGCAGGAGTAGGCAAAACAACCGTAGCCAAAGCGATGTGCAAAGAGATCGGCTGCGACTACATGATAATCAATGGTTCTGATGAATCGGGTATCGACACATTTAGAACAAAGATAAAACACTATGCCTCAGCAATGTCTTTTGCTGGCGGCAGAAAAGTTATTATCATTGATGAAGCCGATTATCTAAACCCAAACTCAACTCAACCAGCATTGCGAAATGCTATTGAAGAGTTTGCTGGTAACTGTTCTTTTATTTTCACTTGTAATTATAAAACTCGTATCATAGAACCATTACACAGTCGTTGTGCTGTGATTGATTTTGGTTTGAAGAATGGTGAGAAGGTGAAACTCGCTTCTCTCTTTCATAAGAGAATTGAGTCAATTTTGCAAAGTGAAAAAATTGACTTCGACAAGTCAGTTGTTGCTGAACTAATCAAAAAACATTTTCCAGATTTTCGTCGTGTTATAAACGAACTGCAAAGATATTCTCAGTTCGGTAAAATCGATACTGGTATTCTTGCACAGATTGGTGACGTTTCAACTAAAGAGTTGGTAAAACATATATCATCTAAAGATTTCGGTGCGATTCGTAAATGGGTTGCAACTACAGAAATTGATGGTAATACATTGTTCAGAAAAATCTATGATGCAATGTATGATGTATTGAAACCTACATCGATACCTAAAGCAGTTTTGATTCTGGCTGACTATCAATATAAACAAGCATTTGTTGCAGACCAAGAAATCAATATGGTCGCTTGTTTAACAGAATTGATGGTCGAATGTGAGTTTGTATGAATGGAGAAACAAATGCTATTTTCAAATGGATACATGATGACTTTAAGTCCTATCCTGCTCGCTTTGCTGCCGAGCTTATTGCTTGGGCTATTAGCATCGGGTGTAGTCTTACTATGGCACTTACCGTTCCGAATCCTCCCCTTCTGGTTTTATATCCTTTTTGGATTACTGGCTGTGTTATCTATTCTTGGGCTGCTTATAGCAGGAGATCGTTTGGAATGCTTGCTAACTATTTGTTGATTGTTACAATAGATACTATTGGTTTAATACGGATGTTATAATGGAAGATACTGATTTTACGTCATTCTCAAATAGACTTAGAAGAATCGGAAGAAAGTTTAAATACAAAAGAAAACGTGCTGATAGAAAACAAGGTGAAAGAAAACACATGGACAGAAATTTTAGTGATGGTCTAAATTGCATTGATGATGATATTACAACTCTTGCTGGTGTAGAAGATCGTTCAGAATTCTTTTTGAGTGGTGTATCGTTAAACGACCATTACATTTCTAAAATTGTGAATGAGAGAACTCGTCTAAAGAAAAGTACTATTACATTCAGAGAATCATTTATTTCTGACCATAAATCTTGGACAAAATTTTCTAGAGAAACATATAAAGATTTACAAATCATTGAATTTAGTTCTGATGCTGGAATGATTATCGACAATTCGAGTGTATGTTTCATTGATTATTCTGTCAACTCAAACGCTGTAGATGTTAAAGTTTATGGTGATAAAGAATTTGTGGAGTTTCATCATAAACTTTTGCGTAAGAATTTTAATACTTCTAAATCTAATATAGAATGGATGTATTCCGGTGATGGAAGTTCAGTGAGTATTCCATTATCATCAGAGAAATTACCAGTAACAGAAATGTATCCTTTTCTAAAAGATGAAACTGTGGAAGAATATTATGATAGATATATGAATTCTTCTGCTTCAATTTTGCTTTTGATTGGACCACCAGGTACTGGCAAAACAACTTTCATTAGAGGTCTGTTACATTATACGGGTAAAAATGCACTCGTTACTTACGATGAAAAACTTCTAGAAAAAGATTATGTATTTGCTAGATTTCTGGAAGATGACGCTAACTTTATGATTATTGAAGATGCTGATAACTTTATCATCTCACGAAAAGAAGGTAATACGATGATGCATCGATTCTTGAATGTTGGTGACGGTCTTGTTGGTGTGAAAGGTAAAAAATTAATTTTCTCTACGAATTTACCTTCTATTGATGATATTGATTCTGCTTTGATTCGTCCTGGTCGCTGCTTTGATATTCTTCATTTCGATAACTATACTGAAACACAGGCCAAGAACATTTCTAAAAAACTTAATATTGAATTGATTAAGAAAGATAATGGAACTTATTCTTTGGCGGAAGTATTTCACAATGAAATTAAAGCACCAAAGAATACGAAAAAGATGGGTTTTTATTGATGAGTCCGTTTGATTATGTTAATCAGATTCTACAAGGTAAAAAGAATCTGATTGTTGATGAAATTACTGAGAAAGACTATTCTCCTTTTCTGACAAATCGCAGTCTGTCCTACCATATGGACTGCCTTATGTTTGCGAATGAGATGAACACTCGCCACTTCCTAGATAAAAAGCTTCAGAATGATTTTTTACTAAATACCATACGGTCAAGAAAAAGACCGTTTGCGAAGTGGGCTAAGTCTGAAAAAAGTGAAGATATAGAATGTATTAAACATTGCTTCAATGTCTCAGATTCTAAGGCTTTAGAAATCTCTCGTCTACTAAGCAAAGAACAAATCCAAGTCCTAAAACAAAAAATAGAAACCGGTGGATTGAGGAAATGAAATGGTAGATATTAATAAATTCGTAGAAGTTCAATTGGTAGAACAAGATGATTTTTTAAAGGTCAGAGAAACCTTAACTAGAATTGGAGTATCATCAAGAAAAGAAAGAATTCTTTATCAGTCGTGTCATATATTACACAAGCAAGGTAAGTACTACATTGTACACTTTAAAGAGTTATTTGCACTTGATGGTAAGCCTTCAAACATTACAGAGAATGATATACAAAGACGTAATGCTATCGCCAATCTTTTAGAAGAATGGGGATTAGTAAAAATTATGAACAAGAAAGTTATGGAAGATAACTTAGCACCAATACATCAAATTAAAATTATTTCCTTTAAGGAAAAAGATGATTGGGAATTAATACCAAAGTATAATATAGGTAAAAAAGAAAAGATTTAAGAAAAAGTCTTGACATAATATAAATATTATTGTATAATTTTGAAAAACATTATGGTGTTATCATGAAAGATAAAAAAATTCGATTGGTAAATAAATATACAAAAGAAATTGTATACACAAGGGATTATGATAATGTAGTTAAAGAAGGTGTGAACGAATTCATACAAGTCTTTAATGAAAATAATCCCCAAAGAACTTACCTTGTCAATAGAGAAGCATTTACTATTGACAAGAATAAGTCGTGATGCCTTCGGGGTCACGAAATTTTAACTTGCTTAATTAAGGAGAAAAAGTATGACACGCATTTCATTTGGACCTTTGTTCCATCAAACTCTTGGCTTTGAAAATTTTATTCGTGATGTTGAAAAGCTTCTAGAATCAGAAGCTAGGCCAACAACATTTCCACCACATAACATTATCAAAGTAGATGACAATCGTTATATTGTGGAACTTGCTGTTGCTGGTTTCTCAAAAGATGAAATTGAAATTACAAGACAAGATGGTGTATTGAAGATTATTGGTAATAAAAATCATGAAGATATGGGACAAGCACAGTATCTTTATCATGGCATTGCAGCACGTTCATTCAGTAAAAATATTACAATTGCTGATACTGTAGAAGTACACAGTTCAGAATTCAAAGATGGCGTACTGCGTATTGGTCTTATCAATGTTATTCCTGAACATAAAAAACCAAAACGTATTGAAATTGGTAGTGAATTAAATTTCTTTGAGCCACAGCTGTTGCAAGAAGAAGTTTCTACAAAATCTAAAAAAGCAGCTTAATTTATGGGGGCTCTGCCCCCATTCATGGAGAAAATAATACATGATGAGAAGAGATCAAAGCTTTCGTTTACCGAAAGAAATCAAACGCATTTTGTCCTCCAGTACAAATGCAAATTCACACGAATTAAAAAACTTGATGATTGAAGCAATCATCACAGGATCAAAAGAAGCTCCCAGAGAAAAGAAAAAAAATAAACATAAGTTAGTTGTCGAAGTCGAATCTGAAGAATGAAACGAAAGTTCATTCTAGCTCACATGAAAGTTGCTGAAGTGTATTCAGAACTTTCATCAGCTAAGAGATTGAAGGTTGGTGCCGTAATTGTGAAGGATGATACAATTATAGGTATCGGTTATAATGGTATGCCTTCTGGTTGGACTAATCAGTGTGAAGATGAAGTGTTGAACGCACATGATTCCAACTCGCAATTGAAAACGAAACCAGAAGTGATTCATGCAGAATCAAACGCCATTTCTAAGGTTGCAAGGTCTACAAATTCTACTGAAGGTTCATATATGTTTGTAACTCATGCACCTTGTTTAGACTGTGCAAAATTAATACACCAATCTGGCATCAGTAGAGTTTACTATAAAAATGTTTATAGAAACGAAGATGGTCTAAAATTTTTAGAAAAGTGTGGTATTAAAATAATGAATATAGAATGAAAGAAAAATATGTTGTGCTTACCTGATGATATGATTGGTAAACCAGTAGGTTTCACCTGTTCAACATTCGATTTACTTCATGCCGGTCATATACTCATGCTCGCTGAATGTAAACAGATATGCGATTACCTTATCGTTGGTTTACAAACTGATCCAACAATCGACAGACCAACGGTAAAAAATAAACCAATACAATCTGTAGTTGAGAGATATGTTCAATTATCGGCTGTAAAATTTGTAGATGAGATTGTAGTCTATGAAACTGAAAAAGATTTAGAAGATTTATTAATGTTTTTACCTATCACGATTCGAATTTGTGGTGTAGAATATAAAGATAAACATTTGACTGGTTTAGATATTTGTAATAGTAGAGGAATAAAAACATACTTTAATTCCAGAAGTCATAGATTCAGTTCAACAGAATTGCGTAAAAGAGTTTATGAAAAGGAAAAAACATGACAAAAGTTTTCACAGATGTGGCAACATTTATGGCAGCTGCCGGGCAAACTATAAATCAAAATAATCAAGAACAGGCAGACTTGTATCTTAAATTGATACATGAAGAGTTTTTAGAGATGATTACTGCCGTAACAAATGACGATGATGTATTGACAATCGATGGATGTTTTGATACAATATGGGTTATCGTTGGGTATATGATATCAAGAGGTTGGAGTTGCGAAAGAATATGGGATGAAGGTGCTCTAAGCAATCTCAGAAAAATTGATAGGGAAACACAGAAAGTTTTGAAGCGTGAAGATGGTAAAGTTTTAAAACCAGAAGGATGGCAACCTCCTGATTTTAGTAAATTTGTTAAAAAATGAAAGGCATCAATATGATTAACGAAGTAATTAAAAAACTTGTAGAAACAAATAAAAATATTCCTAAAGCATACAAGTATGATTTGGTCTATCGTGATTATGATGACATGGTAGAACTAATTGGTCTTGTTGATGACCCAACTTATGATATGAAAGACTTTGAAGGTAGGGAGATGTTATTTCCAAAACGTTGGTTAACCCTTGGAGTATATGATTCGAAAATGGAGGTTTCAGTATAATGGCTGTTAAATTAATTACATTTAAAACTAATCAAACACTTATCGGTTCAGTAACCGAAAACGATGATTTTGAAACCGTTACAATTCGTGAACCAGTACAAGTTGTAGTTGTGCCACCTCGTTCTCAAACTGACCAAGGAGGTATTGCTTTTTCTCCTTATCTAGAATATAGTAATGAATTTAAAGTTGGAATTAGTTTCAATAAATCAGATATTTTGTGTATCAATACTCCAGTGGTTGAATTAGAAAATCAATACAATCAAATCTTCGGTTCAGGAATTCAAATCGCATCAAAACTTGTTTAAATGAAAAAATATTACACCAACGTTTCGACATACGGAAATAATATTCTATTTCGAGGTGTAAAAGATGGTCGGAGAGTTAAGATGAAAATCCAATACTCTCCGACTTTGTTTTTACAGTCGAACAAAAAAACAGAATGGAAAAATTTATTCGGTGAAAACCTTGAATCGAAAAGATTCGAAACCATACGTGATGCTCGTGATTTTATAAAAAGATATGAGGAGATAGAAAATTTCAAAGTCTATGGTAACTCTAGTTTTGAATATGCCTTCATTGCTGAAACACAACCAGGAATGATTGACTGGAATATTAATGACTTAAAAGTTTCTATTATTGATATTGAGGTTGGATCAGAAAATGGTTTTCCTGATCCTTATAAAGCAACAGAACCTATTACTGCTATCGCTATTCGAGATTTGAATGGCAATATGGTCGTTTATGGTTGTGGTGATTACGACAAAGAAAAAGATGAGACTAACAAAGATAAAAATGTTAAGTATGTAAAATGTCGTGATGAATATACTCTTTGTAAAACTTTTCTTGATGATTGGGAGAAAGATTATCCAGATGTAATTTCTGGTTGGAATATTAAGTTCTTTGATATTCCTTATTTGGTCAATCGATTCAATCGTATTCTTGGTGAAGAAGTTACTAAGAAACTTTCGCCTTGGAATAATGTTTATGGCCGAGAAAAAATCATACGTGGTAAGAATATGACCTCTTATGATTTAACTGGTGTATCTACATTAGATTACATTGAATTGTACAAATGGTATGCGCCTGGTGGTAAATCGCAAGAATCTTATCGACTGGATAATATTGCTCACGTAGAACTAGGTAAGAAAAAGATTGATTACTCAGAGTATGATAATCTACACCAACTCTATCGGTTAAACTATCAGAAGTTTATTGAGTATAACATTGTTGACGTTGAATTGGTTATTGAACTAGAGAGCAAATTAAAACTCATCGAACTTGGTTTGACTTTGGCATACGATACGAAAACAAACTACGAAGATATTTTCGCACAAACTAGGATGTGGGATTCTATCATCTATTCATATCTGTTTGAGAAGAATATTATCGTACCACCTAAGATCATAAAGAACAAGACAGAAGCTTTTGAAGGTGCTTATGTCAAAGAGCCTCAAGTTGGTATGCATA